AGAGCTAGTTGTAACTTTCGGTATAATCGGAGTTTCTTTAAAAATGAAATAACTGAAGACGATATTGAAGTTGAAAATCTTGAAAAAGAAATCTTTTACTGTAAAAATGACGTAGATTATATAAAGATTTTTATAGAGCATATAAAGGAAAGAGTTATAAAAAAATGTAAAAATCTTACTTCTGTAAAAATTATGTTAGCAACTTTTGATAAAACTAATCTAATGCATAAAATTATTATTGTTGTTTCTAACATGATAAAAAATTTATTACAAATAGAAAAAGTGAATATGTATAAATCAATATTTGTTTTAATTGAATATGAAGGTAAAATTGTTTTTACGAGAATTTTAAATTTTACTGGATTAGACTAGAAATTTTCTTCGTTAGTTTAATTTGAATTTATGTTTTAATATGGTATAATTATAAAGTTAATTTAAAAATTGAAATACTTTTTTCTTTTAAATTTAAAAGTATTATAATACTATAAACTCATTTTAATATGTTACCGTTTTATTCTCCTTATGTTGATAGTTTTGGTAAAATACCAAAAATAGTGTTACACGAGGTAACTGGTTTACCAGTTAGATACGGTAGAATTACTCGTTTTCATACTAGTCCTTCTCTAAAATTTAGCTCGTTTTACTACGATAAAGACTTTATGATAAATTTTATAAATAAAACTTTGGATAGTTTTGGCGAAGATATTAGCTATAGAAGTTATTATGAAAACGACTTCTCTTGGATAATAGAATGGGGTATGAAACCTTTGGAAGAGATAGTTGGCTGTTATCGCGAAGTTAGAACTATAAATCTAGGTAGAATATGCGCGAGGCATGCTGCAAATGCTGCGCGAGATATGTTCAATAACAATGATTATAATGAAGAAATTGATGATTGGTATAATTCTCAAACAGACTATACTTTCCCGAAAATTTCAAAGTCATGGTGTTTGATAAAGATAGAATTAAGCTTTAATCCATTTAAAAATATGTATGTTATAGATACATATATGAAGCGTAATCTTAGTGAGGATTACACACCCTACTACTTTATTTCAGAAAAATTTTTAAATGACTTAAACGACATAAAAGCAAATATGGTATGGAATATTAGAAAAAAATATTTAATGCTTCTTGAAGGATTACCTCTAGAAACAGGTAGAAATAATATATTAACTTATTTATTAAATGATGAGATCGTAAAAGCAGTTTGTGAATTTATGGGTTAAAAATTTCTTATAAATTAATATAAACTTTCATAAAAAAAATTGAAATACTTTTTTCTTTTTATTTTAAAATTATTATAACTAACTACTATTATAAGTTAAACTTATCTTAAAATATGGAGGAAGAATTATATGATATTGCGGGTTTATATCTACCAGAAGTACCCATTGTTATAGATCCAAAATCAAATGTACCAGTTATGTTCTCTTCTGGACACGAAATTTTCTTGAGAGAAGAAAGAATTGACTTAACAAGTTATACAGATAAAGATTGTATCATAAATTTAATAAATAATACGTTGAGTAAAATTGGTGAAGAAATTAAATCAATAAGGTATTCGCATGATAATTTTTCATGGATACTGGAATACGGTACAAAACCGTTAGAAGAAAAAGTTAGAACTTTTCGTGAAAGGTTAATAGTTGAATTAGGTAGATACAATGCGACTCATGCTGCTTGTGTTGCTTTTGAAAAAATTATGCTAAAAGGAGAAGAAGAAAAATTATTTGAAGACCCACCAAACTTTAACAAAAAATTATGGTCCGTAATAAAAATAAAATTAGGTTATTGTCCTCATTATGGTAGTTTTATCTTACCTATTTCAAGAATAAGGGGTTGTAGAAATAGTTACAGTTATGTTTCAATGATAATTAAAGAAAAGCTAAACGAATATAAATTAAATTACTTATGGAACCATCGTAAAAATTATTTAATGCTTCTTGAAGGTTTACCATTAGAAACTGGTAGAGATAATGTATTAACTTATTTATTTAATCATGAAATAGTAAAGGAGGTTTGCTCAAATATGCTTTGAAAATAGCTATAAATTTTGTTATAAATTTTGGTATAAAATTAGTATTTGAATTAATAATTTTATAAAAGTTTTTTTTGCATGAGGTGGGACTCGAACCCACGAACTCTGAGAGACGAGGTCTTAAGCCACGCGCGTTTGACCACTTCGCTACCCATGCTAATATTTACAGGTTCACATTTAACGTTTTAGATTAGAAGTCTAGTGTTTTTTAAATTGCTGATTTGAACCTAGGTGTTACTACACATATATTAATATATAACACTTTTTAAGCTGTTTTAATTAATTAATATTAAAACTCATATATTTTTAAAATATATAATTTAAACGTATTATTTATATTATAAAATAATCGGATATATATACCTTGTTATAAATAAAATAAATGGGAAAAAGTATTAAAATATAAATATAAATTGCTCATACTGGGAGTTGAACCCAGGCTTAATGCTCATAAGACACTTGTGCTAACCGTTACACCATACGAGCTTTTGATGGTCTACCCTAGACATATTTAAAGACATAATTATCTTTAAATTGTTTTATAACATAATATTATATGCTATCTAATTATTTAATAGCTCCTTCTTTAAGCTCCCTTTTTTTTACCGGTATTTTTATTTTATTCATATTTATTATTTTCATTAAGAATTTCAATAAATTTTTGAAGTTACCTTACTACTATAAATTAATCATTTTGAGTATTATTTCAATCGCAATCGGAATACATGGTTTAATTCATTTAGGGGTTGAAACTAGTTATGGATTTAACCCATATAAATGGTTTTAACACCTAAATGCAAAAGCGAATATTCCTACCGCGATTATACCTAATACTATACCCATATGATAATTATAAGACATCTCCCTATACATCTGTAACCATAATCTAACTTCTTGCTGGTTATTCATATGATTCAACATCCAATCCGTTTTTGGGGTAATCATATAATAAAAATAATTCGTTAAAAAACATGTAGCCGTTACAGTACAAACTAACGAAAAGTTACTCATTTTTTGGTTCTTAATTTTTGTATTATAAAAAATAATAAGGAGAGAAAAAATTAGGCCCAATACATATCCTTGTAAACTTATTCTTTTTCTCTCTTCAACTATTTTTTCATATCTTTTTTGTAAATCTGTTGGTAGCTGTTGCTTATAATGTTTCACTATTTTGCTCTTATCTGTCATATTATAAAAATAAATCATCCCGATAATAAAAATAGCAGATATTATACAAGAAATTGTACACGCCATTATTATATTATAATAAATTATTTATTTTCTCTCCATTTTATATTTTTTAGTTGTTCCTTTTTTAGTTTTTCTTCGTTTTATTCTATTATATTTTCCACCCACAATTTAAATCTTTCTTCATATTAATTTGTAATCATATATAAATAACAGAAAACTATTTTATAAGATGTGCTTTAAATTGCTTTTTACATCGTTTACATTGTTTAAAAGATCCATCATTTGTTAAAGAAATAGATTCTTGAAAAGAACAAAAAATACAAGTTGGAGAGAAATTAGTATTTAACCCTTTATTTTTAATATAGTCACTAAATGTTTCAAATTTATAAGCATCGCTTATATTTGTTTGTTGAAGATTATTGGTAAACATATCTGAGTTACTCATTTTTATAATATTATAAATAATTTATTTTAAATTAACTTACACATTTTTCATTTCAACTCTGAATTTTATAATAGTAGAAATAATATAAATTTTTTATTAGATTTACATACGTTTCCTTTGACCTAAGTAACCGGCGGCAGTCCTACCTACATTTCCTATATCAGTATGCGGTTTATATATAAATGTTCCTTTACTAACATTATAGCATAATTTTGTACCATTATACATTTTATTATATGGAAGTAATGTTGTATCAAACATTGTTTTAAAATTCGTAGCTTTGTTTAGTCTATTTGAAGGATATGGCGTTATATTAGATGTTGCTGCTGATGTAAGACTGAACATTATAATATTAGTAAATATATTAATATTATATTATATTTTTATTTCCTTCCACAACTACCGCACCCGGGTTGTATATTATTAATACGAGCAATAATAGGCGAGTTTAATGCAGTCGGATTTGCTTTTGGAACATTTACAACCTTAGTAGCCCTATTTCTATCTAACATTTGTTTAATACTTGGATTACCATTTGAAAAATGCATACTTATTTTTGAAGGCATATTATAAATAATACAAATATTATAAATATTATAAATAATATAAATAATATAAATATTTTTTATGTTATTTATTTCTAAATTTTATAAATTTATATATGGAGACATTCCTGGATAACTACTTATAACAGGATAAATATTGCTATTATTAGCCGAACCATTATAAGTTATAAACCCAGTTGCGTATTTTCTTCCATTAATAGTTCCATTACAATTACAAGGAACATAACTTTGTATTTCACTTGTATTAGTTACTATTTGTGTGGTGCCATTATCAAATACGATTGTATAAATACCATTTGAAATATCTGTTATTAGGGCTCTTGTATAATATGTATCACCTACTTGTATAGCATAAACGTATTCACCAACTGAATAACTAAAGTTACTTGCTGGATATGGCTGCCATAATGGATCATTATAAATTTGTATATTTTGTTGTAAATCTTGTGCTTTACTTTGTATAGGACAATCGCAGCCTGTAACAATACTTGTTTTTGTTATTTTACCTCCATAAACTGGATAAGCTGGATTAAATTGTATTGGACTACCAAACCCAGGTGGAATTATACCACGCCTTAATGGACCTTTACCTTTTAATCTATTTAAATATCTATCATACGAATTATGTTTTATATCACATCCAATACCTCCAGGCGATTGACAACCAGGACGACTTGATGTTACCGACGTATGTCTTCTATTTAATGATGTATTATTACCAGTTGGTATTATAGTTTTTTGAACACTTGCAACTGCGCGATCACTCATTTGATTCCAACATACACCATAAGTTGCTCTTAACGGTTGAACATAAGCGTTTAATGGCCCTAAATTTGACGTATAAAGTGAAGAATAAACGCGAACGGTATTTTGAATTTGTTTTAATTTTTGATATTGATTTGCAGGCGTATTACTTGTTAAATTTGTATCACAGTTTCTTTTTCTATAAAAATAATTTTGAAGTCCTAATAATCCATAACTTTCACTGTTTAGTATCAGTCCTCTGTTAGAATATATTTCCATTATATATATTTAAAAGTATTAAATTATTTTGGGTTTTTATTAAAATTGATTTTAGATTATTTTAATTCATTAAATTAATCAATATTAATGAATTTAATACCAAATAGAATTAAACAACCAGCAAATTGTTGTATTTATTGTGGAAAAACATATAAGCTACCTTCTAATATCAAAAAGCATACTTTATTATGTGAGATTATAAACAGACCAAAAAAAAAAAAGTTAATTATTGAAGATGAGCAACCTGAAATACTTTCACAACAAAAAATTTGTGAAATTTTACTAGAGTTATGTAGTAAATATAACATATTAGAACAAAAAGTAACTGAAATTAATAAATATGTTATTAAAAAAAAGAAAAATATTAATGTACTAAACTGGTTAAATGATAATATACATCCTTTATTATTGTTTGAAAAATTACATGAAGAAATTGTTATAATTGATGAAGATATTGATAATATATTAAATAACTCATTTTATGACACAATTAATACGATATTCTCTAGAACTATTTATAAAATTCACGAAAACAGATACCCTATATTTGCTTTTATACAAAAAGTAAATACACTTTATATTTATGGTATAAATGAAAAAAATGAAATAGAGTGGTACGAGCCTACTGGAGAGAAAATTATTTGGTTTTTAAATAAAGTTCATATAAAATTATCTAAATACTTTTACAATTGGAAATTGTTTGAGTTAACAAAAAATAAATCTGATAGTTTTGCTATTATATGTGATAAAACAATTATTAAATTAATGGAAGTTAATTTTAGACACCATAATACTTTTATTAAATTTAAAAGTCTAATTTATTCTAAAATAAAGACAGATATTAAATCTTTAGTTGAATATGAACTTGAATTTTAATTTAATAATAGTCTAAGCTACAATCCTGACACCCATAAGGTGGTTGTGGATTCACAATATCTGGATCTGGATTCACAATATCTGGATCTGGTAAATTTACGTCTAAACTAACTTGATTAAAATTTATTCTTGTAGGAAAAACTAGTTGTTTCTCTGTTTTGGTAAACTTAGCATATGGAAACAACCCAGTTATAACTGGTTGTGTATTTTCAACATAAGAGGTTTGAGCATCAGCCAAAGAAATAGGCGATTTAACACTTATTTTTGTAATAAAATTTTCAAAATATGTTTTTGTTATACCTATAAATCTTTCATAGCTTGAAAAATTAAATACTAAATTGTTTCTTAAAATCATATCATTTGATTGAGAAACTTTTTTTGTCAATATATTTTTTAAAATATGTTTATGTTTTAAACTATCATTATATTCATTATATGATGTTTGTTGAGTTTGTGTGAATAATCTTGACATATATATATATATATACTAGTTTATCATGCTATATTATATAAAGTATTTTAATATTTTAAATAATATTATTTAATATAATTATTGATTTACTTACATTTGCATAGCAACACCGCCAGCAGCACACTCAACATTGGAATAACCTTCAAGATTAACCAAATAATTAAAAGTAATTTGTAAGTCAAAATCTAAAACAGCAGAGTGATAATTTAATAACACCTGAAGATTTACAGTTGCACCATTTCCGGTTGAGTCGGGTTGAATTAAACCAGACAAAACTAAATCAGAAATTACATTATCCCAAGTTAAAGAAACACAAGTTCCTTGAATATCAGCTAGAGATTCAGTTTGGAAAATTTCTTTTTTCAATAAAATTAAAACACGAGGGTCAATATCGTTTCTAGTTATATTATTAGCTGAAAGATAAGCCTTTAATAAATATTGATATAAAGAAAATTGAATACTGGGACTATTAGAAGTTGAGTATGTTTGACTTTGGAAAGCAATAGCAGAGTTGTTTACATTTGTTGGGTTGACATTAAAATAACCAGCATTTGTGGAATAAAACAAATTTAAAAATTCACATTGGGAAATAGTGCCCCCGCTTGGTTCAACAACTC